AAACCACACATCTCTTCCATATAGCCGGCTCATCTGCGCTTTCTCTGTCGGACATGGGAAACCTAGCCTTCGGTATAGATGTGTTAAAAGGTTGCGTTGAATTGACGTGCGGTTAACACCGATAATCATAGCATCACCTGGAGGCCCATTCTTCAAATCATAGATAAAGCGCTCGATGCTGCTATATGTCTTACCGGAAGATACTGCCCCCACCCAAATGTTAAAACGATGGATGGCTTCAACAAAACTTTTGTTTTGCTTCGGGCTTGTTGGCATTAATCTTTGTTTCCAATTTTTCTATTTCATTCATTATGTATTTTAATAAAACAAAAATGTTAACTATATCTCTATTGCTTGATCTGGTTGTTTCATATTCAGTGTGATATCTGATTAGATGCTCTGCCATTTCCTTATTTATTTTCATTCTTAGCTTTCAACTCCGCTAACTCGTGTTCAAGTTCCATGATTCGATGTGATTGATCTAATGCGGGCTGATTGGCCGCCAATTGATTGAGCATCTCGGGTTCTCTCTGACCCAGTCTTACTTTTCCAAGCCACTGCATTGCAGGCCAGTAGCCCTTCATAGCTTTCTGAAATTGTTGGGCTTCGATCAACAATTCCCCCTCACTACGGAGTTTCGCTGAAAAGGCAGACCACTCCATACCATATTTTTCTCTTACTCTGTCTCGTAAAGTAACCTCATCAATCATGAGGTAGTTGCAGATGTTGATTTGTTTACATCCTGATTTAACGTATAGTTCAACTACATCCCAATTGATCTCTTTTTTGACGCCCATATCTATATAAGGTTTTATTTATAAGATATACCCTTTCCTAGAGAGATATTCAAGAATATTTTTTATTGTCAAAAAATTCATGCGATTGGTATGGTAAGATTCAGAACGACAATATGGAAAATCTTACAATACCAAACACCCGAGGCCCCTGGCAGGGCTTATCGGGTGTTCGCATTTTATGAGCTTCGATATTTCTTAGTAATGACAATCAAGTTTTCAACACGATTATCGGTTGAGTCCCCGTTGATATGATAAACGTGTTCATGAGACTCTAATGGCCTCCCTAAATGCTCTTCCATAACGTGACGATGGACAGTCTTTTTAACGCCTCTGATCGTTTTATGATGATAAAAGTTTTTGCTCATTCCTGAAATACCCTCACAGAAGCGAACACCGCAAATATACATAAATTCTTAACAACGAAAATCGTCAATAAAAGAGACGAAAGAGAAAGCGGATAGACCTTAGTAAACAAAAACACTTCCAGTATCATTAATACACAAAAAATTAAAATAGGCCACAGCGAAAATTTAAGATTCGTCATTTGTTTCTTCAAATTCTCCGTTAGCGATCATGGCCTCTTCAATTAATAATCCGAGCACATATACTAAACCAATCACTTGAGAGGCATGAGGAGTTGATTTTATGGCTTTTTCAAAAATTTCTTCAGGCTTTAGATTACATTGGACGCATAAAGCCGGAAAAGCTTGTAGGGCATTTTTGCAAACGTCCATCAAAGATATGTTGTGATCATTGCAAAATTTTCGGATAACATTATCTGCTATTCCTGCGGGAGCTTTAACTATTTTTCTTTTCATTTTTCCTCCATAGGTTTATCCAACCATTTTTTTAAACATCCAAAACCACAAAAATGATGTGTCCTTTCTAGGAGAGGATAAATAAATATACCATAAGTTACAGTAGAAACATCCTTAGACCGATCCATACTCAAAACCAGATAATAATTGGTTATCCCATGCGATTCGGTAAGATCGTGCATACAATTATCACATTTAGTGATGTCGTTTCTCATTTCCCCTTCCAATTGTTAATAAGATCAGCATAAAACTCGAACATCTCAAAATGATACTCAGCCTCATGCTCCAAGGTTTGTATCGTATTCCATTGATCGCAGCAATTTAGGCCATATGAAGTCATGGCAGACAAGATCAGGGCTAGTACTCTAGATTGTGGCGTATTGCAAGGAATGGTCGCTGCGAACGTAGTCAAACACCATTTAGCAGTCTCTCGGTCGCTCTGATTAGGAAGATACCAGCAAACATCTTGTAAAGCGGCTTTACATTTGACACCCTGCGCATGATGAGCATCACGAAGTTTAATATAATCGTTCTTCGTCTTCTTCTTATCGAAAGCCCCAAGCTCATAGAATATCTCCTGAGAGGCTTCAGGAGTCAAGCAATATGCTTTAGATGCACTCAAAATACCCAGAATAATAACGAAGTGACAAACATAGCGTAGCCACATGGGTTGATTTTTATTGACGATTTCGGAAATAGCCAAGCCAGAAAGAGTGATGACCGATTGTGCTATCGCATTCATAAAATTATCCTTATTGGTTTATTGACGGGTTCATAGTGTTCATCGACGTGGCTACAATTAATTGACTGCATCATTTTGCCGTTGTAGGTAGGAAAATGCTCTTCAATGCCGTAGGCTTCATGGATATGACCGAAAATATGATAGCGTGGGCGCTCGACGTATTCTAACCAACTGTAAAGCGAGCTGCTGCCTGCGTGATAGAGCGAGCCATCTCCAATAGGAATGCCATCTAGCACACCGAATGCAGGGCCGTGCGTAATTAAAATGTCGGTTTTAAGGGGGATCTTTTCCCATTTGGTGCTCAATAATCGGTCCTTCCTCATAAAAGCTTTGCATCGAGGATTTACACCTTTAAACCAGGGAGTCCAAGGAGATCCCCAAATTAGCAGTCCCTCAAATGAAATGCCAGAATCACACAAATAAGTCAGCCAGTTGTATTCTTGACATCCAGTAAATAATTTATGCTTACCTATCGAAGCTTGATTGTCGTGATTTCCGGCAATGACAATTGCTTTTTGATACATATGAAAATAGGACATAATCCATTTAACGAAATCATCGATATCCTTCTCCGTATCTCGGGCCGTCAAATCTCCAGCAACGATAAGCAGATCGCCTCCTTGGAGCTCAGGATAATTTCCATGCAAATCAGCTATGCAGTCAATGATCATTTTTAGAACCTTCGATCTTCGCTAAATATTTGTAGAGGGTAAACCGGGAGATCCCGAATTCCTCAGCTATTTGGCTTTTGCTATCTCTAGTCAGCATACGCTCTTTAAGTAATGCAATCTTGGCTGCATCGAGTTTCGGCTTTGAGCCTTTATATTTGCCAGCTTTTTTAGCTATGGCAATGCCTTCTTTCTGTCTTTCCAAGGAAATTTCTCGCTCAAGTTCGGCAACCGCTCCAATAACCGATAACTGAAACTTTGCCATCGGCGAATCATTACCATTAAAGGTTAAGTTTTGCCTGACAAAATGGACGATGACCTGTTTTTCCACAAGACAGGCGACCAAATCGCACAAATCCCGGGCATTCCTAGCTAAACGGTCAACCGAATGCACAAAAAGCTCATCGCCATCACGAATATAATCTAGCATCGACATAAGCACAGGTCTCTTTAAAGTGCTGCCCGAAGCATATTCTACAAATTTTTTGTCCAGAATAATGCCTTCGAGCTGCCGTTCAGGATTTTGATCCACCGTACTTACTCGGATATATCCTATACGTTTTCCGGTGGCCATGTTATTTTTCCTTAGCAATCTTTGAACACTCGACGACAGCGTCATTCTTATCCATAAAGAACCCCATAAATTTAACCTGATCCCGATCTAAGGAACCGAAGGGGTGCTCAAGACAAAGATAGCCTATGCGAGCGTCTGTCACGATGTACGAAAATTTCCTCGATGAAGAAGTTGTAGTGAATACAATGTAATCACTTTCCTCGTTATCATCTGATAATTTGTTCCTTATTTCCGTTATTTTTTTCATGATATTAAAGGATTCTTGAAGTAAATCCTTTTTTTCATTATATGAGATGTTTTCTTTGTTAATTTTTTCTTTAATTTCCATCATTCTCATATGAGCTTCTAACATTTCAACACATAGCGGTTCGTCTAATTTAAAATCGGTCATTTTTTCCTCTTTAAGTAAGCTGTTTTCGTTCGTTTCCAAGTTTTCATAATCCACCTTTTTTTGGATATGTGAGATCATACATTTGGATCAACAAAATGTCAATGCAAAAGAAAAAAACTTCATCCTAGCAAATTGTTAAAAAAATGACTATGGATATGCAGGGGAGTACCCCGCATTGACGCATAAATGAAGATGATCTAGACTTTGAAAGTTCGGGGGTTTAGCTCATTTGGTAGAGCGTCTGTTTTGCAAGCAGAATGTAGCATGTTCAATTCATGCAATCTCCATAAGGCAGTATAAAAAGGCAAAAAATGATAAGATTATGAAAAATGTTAGTAAATTTGAAAATGGATTAATGCCAATCAAAGAAACCTATTTTAATAATCATTCTGAATGCAGCAAGCGAGAAGATTTTGAAAAACTAGCTGAAGAATTTCTCTCTTTACATATATCGTGTAGAGGTGGAAATTGGGAAACCGAATCAGGATATATGCTGGCGATAGAAGAATTTTCTTCATGGTTAAATCAAAGATATAGTGGAACGGCGAAAAAAAAATATGAATAAAATTTTATTAGATTACATGGACTTATATGCAATATTGAGTGATTTATACAACAATATAAATCTTCAAAATCCCATGAGTCTCCATGAATTTTGTAACGAACAATTTTATAAATATCAGCCTGACCACCACAAGCAAGAAGATGCTATTAAAGAATGTGAAGAAAAAGGACATCTGAATACATGGATGCCCAAAAATCAAACTCTTTGTGTGCGATGCGGTGCTCTGAATTCTACGGAAACATAGAAAGACAACAAAAAAAAGTTTATGTGTAACTGCCGAAATGAAGAATTAGAAATAGATGGCAAGTATTTATATGTCGAGGATTATAAAAACATTAGATATGAAATTAATTTCTGTCCTCTTTGCGGTGAAAATGTCCAGCCTGAACGCAGCAGGCGAGAAGACCCACATTTAGATTTAGAAGATGTTGAAAATATAACGATTGATCAAATGAAAATAAGAATGAAGGAAATGGAAGAGACCATCCTCCGACAATATATTCAAATGACATCATGTTGGATATGTCCTAAATGCGTGGGATGCGGTGCTCTGAACTCCATGGAAACATAAAAAGATCATAAGTTATGTTAGGATTAACTGAACAAGAAAGAAGGCGACTCATTGAATGCCAGCGAGAATATAATCGCAGGAGAGCTGAAATGTTAAAGATATTAGAAGCCCAACTGGCGATTGATTTCAAAAAACCAGATCAGACAGAATCAAGTAGAGAGTCTCTTGAATCTGCGAAAAACCGTCTTTGAAGGAGGGTTATGAGGATCGATTTTTAAACCAACAAACATATCCGTCCAATATTTTTTGCTGTAAGCATAATTTCGACATTTTTTTCCACAAAACCTGGAATAAGTGCGATTATTTTGAAATTCTCGATCGCAAATCATACAAGAATGTGTAATGACACGTTTTACCATATTTAAGACAAAGTCCATCATTCATTTATTTTAATTACAAGCCAAAAACTAAATAACAAAACACACAGAAATAAAAATACACAAACCAGTGCCAAAACAATAGGCGCCAAATTTGGGCCAAAAAATCTAAAGAGACTTTCTTCAATCATTTTTCCAATAGTTGTTGTGAGCTTCAATATCTACAGGCATAAATTCTTTTTTGCAAAAAACAAACTTGAATTGTTGAATTTCTTTAAGATCCTTCTTTATGCCTACTTTGAAAACCCCAGGTTTATGCTCTTCACAAAAAACAATCTCATATCCATTAAAATCTTCTGAAGACTTTATAATTAGATATTCTTCAATCATGAAAACTTTGCCTTGATGATGATACCGTCTTTGTATGAGTAAGTTTTTTCGCCGTATATAGTAGTGATCGTGTGTTTTCCCTTGGGATCCATACCGAATTTTCTCATGGAGTTTTGAGAGCGGATTTCAAGGAGTTTGCGCTGTTTTCTATTTTGGATTTTCATTTTCTTCATTCAATAGCCATTTAGGATTTGTAAGGATACAAATATTTGTAGTTTTTCGAGGCAAACACTCATGGTTTGAACAACATTCTAAGCACATAAATAAGCGCTTGCAAATCATGCAAGATCCCCAAGATTCTTTTTCATAGTCATGAGGTTTGTTGCAAACTTCGCATTGAGGAAATGAATCTGTCATTTTTATTGCTTACATACAAAATGAATGTAAATATCTCCACATTTTAATTTTCCATACTCATGAATAAGTGATAAATCGTTTAAATTAGTCTTAGAATTAGCATATAAATATTTTGGCGTCCAATTGCTTAATTCCTGAAGTTCAACTACTTTTTCGAAATCCTCTGTTGAAAAATATACATATAGGTCTTCACTATGCGTTAATTTTTTGCAATGTTGACAACGTGACATTAGTTAAATTCCTTGTAACCTTATCGGCCGCTTATTTTTAGGTTTAAGTCGTTTGCTTGTTTTCGATGCTCGGTTGCTTTGATTTTTTCTCTTCCAGCTCACGTTTTGATCCCCATTTCATGTCTAATATTAGCGAGCCGATTGGAAATTCAAAAGTCTCGTCAAATGTTGGTGGCCTAAAATCTAGCCTAAAGTATTCACAATTGACATTGTGCAATTTGTTGGTTTCTTGCATGCACACTATTAAACGAGCAAGCATATTTGAAATGTGAGTAGGGTTTCCATACATTATATCTGCGACACCAAGTTTTTTCCCAAATGCAAAGTCCGGTTCTTTATTTTCTTTCATCTTTTTCTCTTCTTATTTTTGCCACCTTAATGTTTCGATCCTCACAACGGCAAGCCCAAGGGGGTGAAATTTCATGGTCTTCGGGGGCACAAGACGGACATTTTTCTAACCAAGCATCTCGGGCTTTTTCTGCATCGATCTCTTTGCGATAATTATCCATATTTTTCCTGTGTAAACAATCAGTGCATGTAAAATAATTATGAGATTCGGGTAGCTGCCATTTGGGTTTGATTACACGAAATCTTTGTAGATGGCAAACATTGCATCTAATTTCTATGGTTTCCATTAATTTAATAGTGGGCGCTAGGTGTCTTATTTTTTTGACTTTTGCTCTTTTTTAAGTAAGGATTGCAATTTTTTCTTACGCTCAGGAAGATGATGTCCTAATTCTTGTATTGCTCCATGTATTTTAGCTATTTTTTCATGACCTTGATATTTTTCAAACTCTTTTTTAACCATTTTCTTCTCCTGTGTTGTTGATAAATTCCCCACGGAATATTAACTCGCCGTTGCGTTTAGTAATAGCATTATAACCGCATTTTGCAATGAAGTTGAAGTACCTTTTGACAATAAGGTCACAATATGCCGGTGAAAGCTCTATACCGGCGCATTTACGACCTAAACGTTCTGCTGCGATTAATGTGGTGCCGGATCCCAAAAATGGATCGTAAACCCAGTCGCCTTTCTCGGTATGATTCTGGATGGGTTTGGCCATACATTCTAGCGGCTTTTGGGTTGAATGCTCTGTTCGCTCGTCTTCTTCTTTACTTTTGCCAAAGCAATTTAAATTAGCGATGTCCCATACTGTTGTCTGTTTGCGATCACCTTTCCAATTATGCTGATGGGCTTTTCTTACAGCATACCAACATGGTTCATGCTTCCAGTGATAATCTCCCCTTGATAAAGCAAAATGTTGTTTTGCCCAAATGATTTGAGAGATGATTTCGAAATCGCAATCCTCGAGATTTCTAGCTACTTCAGCCGAATGCTTTCCGGCATGCCAAATGTAGGCAACCGAACCTTTGAAAAGAGAATAGCTAATGCGCCAATCCACTTTATCATCATTTTGGACTTTTCCTTTAGATCTGCAACCTTTTCCGGCTGCATCTCTCCAGGAAGCATCATAATTTACCCCATATGGCGGATCAGTCACCATCAAGATTGGTTCGATATCTTGTAAAACACGTAACACAGTGTCAGCATCGGTACTATCACCGCAAATAAGTCTATGATCGCCAAGCTCATATAGGTCTCCCAGTTTTGTAATAGCCTCTTCTTCCTTACCAGCCTCTAACGGCTCTTCTTCTTTTTCTTCGCCTAAAATCTGCTCGATCTCATCGGCTACGCCTAAAAGCTGCTCTTCGGTAAAGCCCCATTTAAGCAAATCCATAGGATCCCACTGATTTGCTAAAATATCGTAGTCAAACTCTCCTTGATTGAGATTTAACCCGACGCAAAGATGGTTTATGTCTTCCTCGGCCAATTGCTGATCAGGCACCCAACATTCAACCTCCTTGATTTTCATTTTCTTTAGGATTTTGATGCGCTGATGGCCGCCTATGATTGTTCTATCCAGGTTAATGATCGGCTTCTCGATCAACCCAAATTTAGCAATCAAGTCGGTCAAGTGCTGATTTTGCTCTTTTGTGATGTAGCGAGGATTTTTTGGATGATCCTTTAGCTCTTTTATTGGTATGGTCTCAAGTTTCCAGGTAATCATTATCTTTTTTCACTTCCAATAGCATCTTATTTTTGTTCATTCTTTTGAGTATTTCAGAGAGGATTCCAGCCATCATCGAGAGATCAACCATTTCATTGTTGTTAAGGTAACTAATTAGCTCTTCGTTGGTGTAATCTTTAAGACTTTTGTATGGAATAAATTTATTCATTATTCGGCCTAATCAGAAAAATAAAACATCCGACCATCAGTCCTATAAGAAATGTAGCAGCTGCAACTATCGGAACAGGAACTTCAATCATGGTGTCTCCGGTCGTGGAATGGGAGGAGATTTTTTGCACTCCTCACATCTAAAAAAGAATGGTTTATCGGGAAAAGGAAAATCCTCAGAATAAACCCACCAATAATCCGGGTTAGGCCAACAGTATTCTTTGTTGTAATCCAAAAGCTCCTTAAAAGTACAAGTCTGATAGTAAGTCCACTGGCCCATCGCATAATGGCCTTCATAAAGCGGATCGATCTGCACTATTGATCGCCCATGTTCGGGCTGCTCGTCCATGATGTGACGCCATTTTATCATCTGACAATCCTCATAAAATAACTCTTGTATCACATGCATACATTTTATTTTACTTGTTTTTTTAAAAATTTTTCATCATACTCTTCGCCAAAGAGGTAGGCGATGCCATATAATTTTACAGAAATCCCCGAAGAAAAATGGCCTACGCATTCAAAAAGATTGATGCGAGTCCTAAAAAGTAAAAAATTTTTGGTGCAGATCTGGAAGGACGCCGGTTTCTTGAGAATTTCTATAAATCGGCAAGACTACATTTTGAAAGATGAAAAACCTATCTGGAAAGACGGCATAACCTGGGACGAATTGCAAGCCATCAAAGACGCCATCGGATATGCAGATCATTGGTGCGTTGAATGTTATCCACCTAAGAATAGTATCGTAAACGATGCGAATTTTCGGCACTTATGGCTTTTGGAAGAAGCGCCCGAATTTGGATGGCACAAATGATCGAAGTACAGCTTGAGTTAAACATTCAAAATGCTCCTGAGTCGGATGTTCGGCTTGCTCTTATGCAAAAACAAATAGACGGCATTCATGACAGCATGGGAAAAGTACGCCGTCGCATTTTCGCCGAAGTCTCGGAGATGAAAAAGCTTTACGTCTCCCTTCAGCAAGAAAACGAAATGCTTAAGAATGAGCTGGCTCTTTTGAAGGATCAAAAGACGGAGTGGCTATATTGCCAGGATGGCTTTCTGTTGAAGCAGGCGTGATTTCTATTCTAATGCCTAATTTCTTGCCTTTTTCCTGAGCATATTGCCAACTAATCCGTTTATCGGAATCGGCTCGGCCTTTGATTTCCCTGACTTGACCTTGAGGAGTAACGTATACTTTTCTCCAGGAAGGAATCAGGCATTCACTGATTTCGTCCTTTACCCATTTAAAGGCCATTCTAAGGTTGTCATCTTCGTCAAGCTCCCTACCCCCTATCCTTATCATTTTAACGCAGCATGGCAAGGTTAAAGGTTCTTTAAGGGCATTGAACAATTGACGTATGAAAAACTGCTGCATTCTATGCCGCTTGCTTTTCGTCCGCCAATGCTCCGAGCTATTCGCTTCGCTTACCGTCTTCAGCGGAATTTCCCAGATTATCTTTTGCACAACCTAAAGCCTCCATATAGGTAGAAAAACGTGCTTCCATTGCTGACAAACTTGTAAAATCAACTTGAAAATAGTCTTCCATGTTTCGATATATTCTAATGTAAAACACATTGTCTTCTTGAATGAATTTCCTAATATATATAATATAAACAGAATTTATTAAAAAATCATCGCTGTGGATCCATTTCATTATTTTTTTCCTTTAAGGGTAAATTTGCTTTTCTTAAGGCACTCGTAAATTGCTCTTTAAAGCCCTTCTCTTCATACGCTATCACTATGGGATCTCTTTGGCAACCCTTTAAGACTATCTCAACATGTTTATTCAATGCCTCAACTTTTGCAAATTGAGATTCAAGGCCATCATATTTTTGAGCAAGCGATCTATTCTCGGCCACCAGGTCTTTTTTTTCTTTGGGTATTTCCGGGCTATTCTTGCACGCCCATTTGATAGCCTGTACTAGGGTAGTGGTTATCTTCGTATGCGGGCTTTTAACCCACTCTATTGCGTTTTTAACCGCATCCTCACCATAACGAGTCGTTATCTCGATCTTATCAGGCCTAGGAATGTCGATAGGATCAAGACATTCGTAAATCGGAGGCTTTGACTGTACGCTTTTTGCGTACGGTTGTTTCGGCTGTTCCTTTTCTGAATCTTCAGAAAAAGCAGCAGCATCGCTTTTTTTTGCTGTTGCTGTTTCTTTTGTGGAAGGGTTTCTTTTGTGGGGCGGATAATCCGCCCGGTCCCCCCCCCCCGCCAATCCGCCCGGTCCCCCCGGTTTATCCGCCCGGTCATAATTATTTGAATTCTCCTCGTACATGACCACTTCATAGAACGTTTCTTGCGATCCATTTTGACCCACAACTTCCCGTTTTATCACCCCCTTTTTGCAAAGGGATTTTGCGGAAATTCGGACGGTTTCATCATTCAATCCCGTAACTTTTGCCAATTGGCTACAACTGATGCGATCTCGGTGTTTGTGCCACCCGAAAGTTTTCCTCATGATCACAAGAAGAACCTTGAGTTCGCCTTCGCTTAAACGAGGCAGCCAATAGTCAAAAAGATCATTAGGGGTCTGTGTGTAATTTGGTGCAGGAAGTCTCATTTTTCATTCCTCCCCTTTAAAATAACCGACAACTTCAAGTTCTTTGATTATGTGAGGCGGAACGTCTTTCAACTCTATCGCATCGGCCAGTAGCATTCCGTATATTCCTTTACCTTCAAAGGAAAGACGGTGGTCGAGCACAATATTTCTATTTACACAAATATAATCGTTTCTGCGTTCAACTCTAAAATTGGTCATGT